GATAGATACCTTGCTGTCGACACAATTTCTTGAGCCACGTAAGAGCTTTGTTGAGCTCTGTTAAACCTCGAGTACTTGGATAGGGTAAATCGAGTTTGTAGTGTCTCCTCTTCATTGCGTCAATCACTGAGTGACGGCAGTTCTGGTGCGATACGTTGTGTGGTTCTCTCCCGAGTTCAGATGTGGTGAAGGGATGCAAATAGGTGGTAACCACACGCTGTCGGCATGCATCCTTTCGACCATCGTCATCACTGACGATTTGCAGGTTCATGACATTGCATTCATTCTCATTAACAGTCTGCTGAGTATGTTGAGAACAAATGCATGTCAATGCTGCAAGCCCCTATTTGCCTTTTGGCTTGGGCAACGAGACGCTTCGGCTAGTGAACGGTATTAGGATCTTCTTGCCGAGGAATCTGAAGCCTCTCTTATGTCGTCCGAGATCACCGGACGCAAGCTGCGTCAACGTATTGATGTCGGCCTGTGCGGCCGTGCCAGCGAGTGACTCAATAACGCACCGCTCTTCGGTAGAAGCGCGGAAAAGCGCAGTGATAGCATTCATCATGTGGTTGTACATGTCCGCCTCACTGTACTTATCGTTCTTGCGAGACTGTTGGTAATTGCGGCAAGTAGAGGCCGCAAGCAACAATAGGTCGACGTCACGACGCACGAAGGCAAATCGGCGTCGCAAGTAAGCGGTAAGTTCTTTGGGGCTATAAACTTCCGCTCTCAGCTGAAGAGTCTCAGCTGAGTTTGGGGCCCTGCTGGTTGCAGGCCCAATCGTACCAGGCAAGTACGTTTCTTTGTTGGTCACCGGGGGAGAACCCTTCGGCGACGGCGCTAGCGAAGCTTGGGGCGTTGTAGATTTTGGAAGCACGTTCGGGGTCAAAGACGGGGCCTGTATATCGCTCTTTGCAGCGATACTCGTACAACGCGCAGTTGTTGGCGTGATAGAAGGAGGCAATGTCTTCGATAAGTCCACCGAAGGGTACATTTCCCCAGCCGCCACCGTCTTGCGAACAGCTGTGGCATGTCCAGACGGCGGGTGCGTGGGGCGGTCTCCCTTGTGTGGCGTCCTCGACGGTGGTGAAGTAGACGAGGTGTCGTCCGCAGGAGGGGCAGGCCCAGCCACGACAGGAAATGTTAGTCGAGGACGAGCCGATTCTGCAATCAACTCCAGCACATTTCTTGACGCTATCGGTATTTCTGGTACAGCGTCGAGCTTTCGACGATGAGGAATCTTCGGCATGTGTGCTGGCCGGTTGACTGACTGCAGGAAACTGCCCTGCCGCCGCAGCGGACGACGATCCGTCGGCCACTGGACTCCCCTCGCGGGGAGGGGCGGGGCAGGCCCCTTGGGTAGGAGATCGACACGGGGAGGTAGTGGCGGTGG